AAAATTTTATCATAAAAAATTCTCACATCTCCATATGATTTAATTAATACTCTCATCTTCCTTGCCCTCTATATGCTTTATAACTTCTGCGTTTATTTTTATTCATGTGAGCTGTAGATATTTTAATCTTTCTACTACGCCCTCCTGTGCCTTGTGATGTGACTTTTTTAACATGCTCTATAGTTTGTATTGTTTTTCTTATAGCCATTCTAATTTATCCTCATACTGTGTCATAATGTAAATTACTCTCTGCAATAAAAAATAATATTTTAGGTCTATCAAATACATCATCTAATCCATATGTTTTACATACAGTCTGTATCTCTGCCTCTAGTTTTCCTTTTTCATCTAAAGATATTACTTCCTGCATTATTTTTTCAAATGCTTTTTCATTATGTTGGTTGCTCATATTATCTCCTGTTTAATAAAGTTTAAGTTCTCTCTCTTTGAATCTACCAAAAGGACTTTCACATATTTTTATAATCTGACATTTATTGTCATATTTATTTCTTTCTTTGTTGCAAATATCTAATGCAACTCTTCCAGCTTCTTTATCATTATCACACCAAATGTTTAGTGATAGTTCTACTCTATATCTATATTTATATTCATTCCAGCTATCTTTCATATTATCTCCTATAATGATTTTAATTCTTCCCAATCAGGCACATCTCCTATGTGTGGATATTTATCACTTCCTACATGCAGTCTTAATATTCTAATCGCATGGATTATATCCAGTTCCATAATGTCCACCCATTCTTCACGACTATCACTATAATACACCCATTTGTGGTTCATGTCAATAGGTATAGTTTTACCTAATACTTTTTGTATTTCTAATACTTGTTTAAGTTTCATTATTTACTACCTCTCTTGACATATCTATAAGTATCTGCATTCCATTGAGCATCTAATAATTCTCTCAAATCCCACTTTATACTATACAACTTTCTAAGGTCTGATAAATATATGTCATTCATTTCACTTGCTGTACTGACAATACTATCTAATTCATTAACATTAGAAATCATATTATCATATTCTTTATGAGTTAGTTCAATGTTTACCTTGCTTTTTAATATTTTAATTTTCATATTATCTCCTTATATTATACATGAATGACAAAGCCTGACATGTCATGTCTAGCTTTACCCTTTGCTTTTAGACCGACAATAACATTTTGTTTATCTAAAAATCTTAAATCTGTTTCATCTCCATTGACTACTTCTCTACCCTTGAAATAGATAGGGAAAGCACCATTGAATACTACTGCTATGTTATATGCAATCTTGTCAAACCAATTAGCATACTTTTGATTAGCTTCTGAATAACTCCATGTCAAATGATAGTTTTTAATATGTGATACTTTTCTTGTAGGTATCTTAGTATAATCATAGAACTGTACATCAGGGAAATGTTCAAACATAGTCTTGCCTTTGTATAGTTTGTGTTCCCATTGTATATCACTTGTGCCATTCAATCTAAATGCAGGTGTTATATCCTTCTTATCACAATAGTTTATAAACTTTGTAATCTCTTTATGTAATAGCTCCATGAAGTTTTCATAGTCATCTAAATACATATCAGTTCTACGCTGTCTAGCGTCTTGTATGCGATTAGTATTCTCGCCCTTTTTGAATATACCACCACGCCCTGCAGTATTTAAACACGCTGTCTTACAAGATGCTATGTCTTGATATGGACATATCTTAGTGCTAACAGGTCGCAAGTGCATGATAGCTGTAAGTATATTGTTATACTTCTTGAAACCTTTTATAGTCTTTGGATTATTGACTGTAAGTAATTTATACATATTACCCCCAATGTATTTTTTCTAGTACATTTAATTTTTTTTGATGTGCTTCTGATATTTCTACAGGTTCTGGCATATCGTTGTCAAATAAAACATATTCTATTTCACTTACATACACGCTTCCCATATCTGCATAATATCCATCTCTTTCTTCTATGTGTACCATTCTAGTTATACCCTTCATGTTATCCATGATTCTGGCAAATCTAGGTTTATTTGAAATAATAGGTATAGGTGTTAGCTGAACTCTCATACCTTTTCTTAATTCATTGTGTGTCATTTGTATCTCCTTTTAGTTGTGAATTGCCCTGCCATTATAACTAAACAGCAGGGCGTTGTCAAGTCAAAGTAATTGTGTAATTATTTTGTAGTAAATTGACTAGCAATAGTTTTTATAATTTCAGGTAATCTTTCTTGCCAATCACTTGAAAGTAAAGCTATTGCAAGTTTATTTTCAATGTTTTGTCTAATTTCCCACTCATTACATGACCATGAAATATTATCATTATAGTCTTTATGAACTTTGTAAAGTGCATTATCATCTAAACAAAAATTATTAAAATCTTGAATAGCTGTTTCCATTTGCTCTGTAATATTTCTTCTTTCTTTATAAAGTATTCTTTCTTCTTCTTGAATACTTTGTATTTTAGATTGTAGTTTATGAATATTTTTAAGTTCTTTGCTACTTTTTTCCATAGCTTGTTGCTCTTTAGAACTACTAGCATTAATAGTATCTAATATCTCTTTGGCTATTGCCTCTTGTTCAAATTTTCTCATTTGTGCCATAATATATCTCCTTTATAATAGCGTTAATATAAGTCGGCAGGAGTAGTGAAGGTTAATTAGATATTGAGTTTTATAGACTTCTCTGTCTCACGCTTACTACTCCAATGCCTATAGTTTTAGTCAATTTTATTTATATGTGGAGACATGGGTTCTCGCCAAACGACACATACTATATGCTTCAAAACATAGGAATAAAGCATATATATTTTCTACCGAAGTTTAATACTCTACCTCTACCAGTAGCATAAGTGCCATACTTATTAAAACCTCTAGTATTAGTAGCAATTCTAAACTTTAATCCAAATATATTGAAGTGATAGAAAAACTTTTTGTTATCATAACTATCTGTAAATATTTTTATCATATTTTCTCCTGTTGGTTAGTTGATGTTGCACATTATAACCGATAGCAAACTCGTTGTCAACTCAAACGCACAGGTAAATTATTTATATATTTAATGAATGATTTTTAAATCTGGTTCTTTAAACTCTTTCCATTCACTATCAAAATCTATTTCTTCATCAAGTTTTTTATCATCTGAATCTTGTAAAAAATTTATAACTATTTCTATTAAATCATCTTTAGTTAAAATTTCATTAAACAATTCATCAGTTTTTTTAAAAGCTTCTTCTTTACTTTTAGAACTTTTTATGATATACTTTAATGTTTCTATTAGTGTTATTTTATTCATATTTTAATCCTATATTTTTGTAATATTCCAAACAGTTCCTTGTTCCATAGTAGTATCATTTAAATAGTCTTTAGTTGAATATAATTTAACCCAACCAAATCTATTTTGCCATAACATACTTCTATCTTCTTTATGACTGTAGTTGTGTCTATATTTATAACCCTCTGATTTAAGGTATAATTTAGCCTTATCAAGACTGTTAAACTTTACAGGTTTTATTACTGCTTTACCAATAATATATTCTAAATTTTTATTCATTATATCTCCATATAATTAAAGCTGTCAAGACTATCAAGACTTTCATAAGCTTCTTGTTCCATACAATACTTTTGAATGTTTATATTATCTAGTTCAATCAACTCATCAGTATTAATAATATCATTACTAATTTCTAATTCTTGCTCATCTAGTTCTTGTTCTCGCCATGCTTCATCTATTTCTTTTGAACATTTATCTAATTCTTCTCGATATTTGTCATTAAATAGTTTATTTTTTAATTTAGTCATACTCATTATATCTCCTTGAACTGGTTGCTCGGTTGTTTGACTGCTCACATTGTACTGGATAACAAAACTGCTGTCAACTCAAACGCACACATATAACTATACGATTTATAAAATCCACGCAATCCTGAATACTTGTGAATATTTGCCACGCAATCGTGAATTTTTGTCGATATTTGCCACGCAATCGTGAATGTTTGTTGATATTTGGTATTTTTTAGGTGATTTTTGGAGTCAATTTGACAGTACGATTTTGATTTAGTAAGGTTGTATTAATTCAGCTCAATGGGAGCTTGAAATTAACTTAAAACAAGGAATAATTATTATGAAAAATTCTTTAGAACTAACAGCTTTTTTAAAATCTCTAACTTCTAATCAAAAAGAAGATTTTACTAAGGCATTTATTAAATCTTCTGGTGGTAAAACTTCAAGAAATTTTGAGGTTAAAAATCCAGATAAACCAGCAACTGTTGGCATGATTAATAAATTGGCTATGACCTTCGTTGACCATGTTGGAAACAATAAAAAACCTTTGCCAAAAGGTATCGCATACGGAACTATTCGAGGACATTTTTTGAATAGGTTAAACAACGATAAAGAAACTCTAACCCAAGGAAAAATAGTTAAAATTATGGCTATGAAATCGTTGCCGAGTTCTGATATCAAGGCTATGCAATCTTACAAAAAACTTATTGCAAAAGGATAATATTATGGAGCATGAAATAATGATGCGAATATCTATGCTGGGCATGATTATTTGCATATACTTTTTGTATTTATTAAATTAAAAACTGCACATAGTTTTTGAGGTCTCTTCGGAGACCTTTTTTTTGTTTAAATGCTAATGTTAGCACTGCACACATTGATTGATTCTAAGGCTCTCTAACAGCTTAACAATCTTATCAGTACTACCCCATTAACTTAGTCTAAGAAATGAGCCTAAGAGCCTTATATAGCTCTTTAGAGTGATTTACATGCTTAGATGTTGATTTGTATTACATAAACGCATCAAATCTTTGTAGATTTTGGTAAGTTCTTACAGCTCACGCCATATATCTTGACAGCTCCGTGAGTTCTTTGGAGTTCTCTATAGTTCTATATAGTTTTTTGTTGGGTTTCCATAGTTTATATATTTCTATGTAGCTCTTTGGAGTTCTACTCAGACCCCCCACGCCAGATGTACACCCCCCATACCATATATATATACTAATGCTCATACATTTTTGGTAATTTTCAGTTGGAAACTTCACAGGATTTGATAGAGCAAGACAGCTCTGTAGGATATGTATTCAAACCCCGGCAGACTTAATCTTATTATAGATAAATATTTGCATTTTGTCAAGTGTTTTGTAAAATATTTATTAATACTTGACAAATGCCCCTTTTATGTATATAATATTGGTATGTCATTACCTACAAGTAAGAGAAAATTAACACAAAAACAAGAGGATTTCCTTAATAACCTTATAGAAACTAAAGGAAACCTCAAACTTTCAGCCGAACTCGCAGGTTACTCAGGCAATCACTACCAAGTAATAAAAAGTCTTAAACATGAAATAGTTGATTTAGCTTCGGATGTACTTGCAAGGGAAGCCCCTTCAGCAGCTTTTAAGCTTGTTGAGGTTTTAGAAAGTGATAAAGCCCTACCTCAAGCTAATGTAAAGGTACAAGCTGCCCAAACAATACTTGATAGAGTAGGATTAGGTAAAAAAGAAAGACTTGACATCAACCATAATGTACAAGGAGGTATATTTATACTACCTGAAAAGGAAACTATAGACATTACAGACTATGAAGAACTATCTGAATAAACTATTAGAGTTTGGTTATGAACATCCCGGATGGTTTTGTTTTTGGTTTTTAATAGGATGGATTATAGGAAAAGGCATACAAGGATGAAAATATTTTTAACTGAAGTTATAAAAAATAATGAGGCTTTAATAGGACCATATATTAAAGCAGAAACTATAGATAAAGCTATTCGCATAGCTGACATGTATTCTTTAACCATTATAGGTGAACTACATGAACTAACTCACAAACTACCAGAAAAACAGGAAACAATACACTAATGGCTAGAGAAAAAGACTCAAGATTAAAACGAGCAGGAGTAAGTGGTTTTAATAAACCAAAGCGTACTCCTAGTCATCCTACTAAATCACATATTGTTGTTGCCAAAGAAGGTGATAAAATTAAAACAATTAGATTTGGACAACAAGGTGCAAAGACTGCAGGTAAACCTAAAGCAGGAGAGTCTAGAAAAACTAAGATGAAACGAAAATCTTTTAAAGCTAGGCACAGAAAGAACATTGCAAAGGGTAAAATGTCAGCAGCTTACTGGGCTAATAGAGTTAAATGGTAAATTTATTTAATAAAATACACAAGTTTATGAAATGTGGAAGAATAAACAAAGTTTGGAAACTATTTAATTAATATGCCACATTTAGGAAATATAACATTCAAAGCTTTACATAAGCAAAAGAGTAGATTGTCTATGCAAAGAAACTTAGGTAGAAAAGGAAATATTACTAAAGAACAATTTAATAAGAACTGGGATAAAATTTTTAAGAAAAAGGATAATAACAATGGTAAAAAAGACAAAGACTAAAAGAAAGTCAACAGTTAATAAAGCTGGTAATTATACCAAGCCTACTATGCGTAAGAGGCTTTTCGAGAGAATCAAAGCTGGTTCTAAAGGAGGTAAACCCGGGCAATGGTCAGCTCGAAAAGCCCAGATGTTAGCTAAACAATACAAAGCTAAAGGTGGTGGCTATAAATAATGCCAAGAAAAAAACGAGACCCTAAAGTAGGAACAGGAAAAAAACCCAAAGGAAGTGGGAGGAGACTATATACAGATGAAAATCCAAAAGACACTATTAGAATTTCTTTTAAAACTCCAGCAGATGCTAGAGCAACTGTGGCAAAAGTTAAAAGAATTAGGAAACCATTTGCTAGAAAGATTCAAATCTTAACAGTATTAGAACAAAGAGCAAAAGTAGCTGGTAAAAATCAACAAGCCCAAATCGCAAAAAAAGGTAAAGAAGCAATAAGGAAAAAACATGGCAAGACTAAAAAAGTCACAAAGAAGTCTTAGGTCTTGGACTAAACAAGACTGGGGTACAAAGTCTGGTAAAAAATCTAGTGAAACTGGAGAAAGATATTTACCTAGAGCAGCTCGTGAGGCATTAACTGCAGCAGAGTATGCAGCAACTTCAAGAAAAAAAAGAAAAGATACTAAAAAAGGAAAACAACATTCTAAACAACCTAAGAAGATAGCAAGAAAAACAAGAGCATACAGAAAGGTTAGATAATGTCTAACATACCTAAAGGATATATAAAAAAGAAAAGTGTAACTATTCCTTTTGGTTATAAATTAAGTAGTATTGAAGGTTATCTAGAACCTATAAAATCTGAATTAAAAATACTAAACAAGTATATACAATCTGTTCTTAATCAAGAATACTCTTTAAGAAAAGCAGCCGAACTTATAACAGAAGAAACAGGTAGAAAAATAAGTCATGTGGGATTATCTCAAATCGTACAAAAAACTCCACAACCCAAAGTAAAATATAAATATTCACCCGAACAAAAAAGAAAACAAAAGTTAGCTAGAGATAAAAAAGAAATAGATAAAGCTAAAAAGAAAATAGCTTACAAAGAATCTAAACTTAAAAAAGAACAAGAAGTAATTAAAAAAGCTACAGAAAAAACTACATCTAAAATAGTTAGTGACAAAGATTTAGAACAAGTAGCTCCTAGTGTACAAGAAATAATAAAAGAAAGTAATGTTATCTTTCATCCAAATGAAGGACCACAAACAGATTTCTTAGCTGCAGATGAGAAAGATGTACTCTATGGTGGTGCAGCAGGTGGTGGTAAATCTTATGCCATGCTTGTTGACCCACTAAGGTACGCACATAAAAAAGCTCATCGTGCTTTAATATTAAGAAGGTCTATGCCAGAACTTCGTGAGATGATTGACAAGTCTCGTGAACTATATCCACAAGCATTTCCCGGTGCTAAGTTTAGAGAAGTAGAAAAACTTTGGAACTTTCCTAGTGGTGCAAAGATAGAATTTGGATTCTTAGAAAGAGATGCAGATGTATATAGATATCAAGGACAAGCATATAGTTGGATAGGATTTGATGAGATAACTCATTTACCTACAGAGTTTAGTTGGAACTATCTTGCTTCTCGTTTAAGAACTACTGACCCAGAAATAAAAACTTATCTAAGATGTACAGCTAACCCCGGTGGTGTAGGTTCTCATTGGGTTAAAAAAAGATATGTAGATTCTCATGAGTATAATAAAAGTTTTATAGGTAATGATGGATTAACTAGAAAGTTTATACCAGCTAAATTAGCAGACAACCCATATCTTGCAGAGGATGGAGTATATGAACAAATGCTTAAATCTTTACCACCAACTCAAAGACAACAATTACTAGAAGGTAACTGGGATGTAGCAGAAGGTGCAGCATTTACAGAATTTGACCCAAATGTACATGTTATATCACCATTTGCACTACCAATTCATTGGGAAAGGGTAAAAGGTATTGACTATGGATATGCTTCAGAAAGCTGTTGTTTATGGGGAATAATGGACATAAATGACAATACTTTGATAATTTATAGAGAATTATACAAAAAAGGCTTGACAGGAGAGGAATTAGCTAGTATAATAACAGATATGGAGACAGAAGACCCTTTTTCTGTTAGTGGTGTATTAGATACTGCAGCATGGGCAAATACAGGAACAACTGGTCCTACTGTCGGAGAAAGTTTAGTAAGAGCTGGTCATAAGTTAAGACGAGCTGATAAAAATAGAATACAAGGTAAAATACAAATACACGAGTATTTAAAAGTTAGAGAGAATGGTAGACCTAGGTTACAAATATTTAACACTTGTCCAAACTTAATAAGAGAATTACAATCTATACCATTATCTAAAACTAATCCAGAGGATGTAGATACTCATGCTTCTGACCACGCATATGATGCTTTGCGTTATATGATAATGAGCAGACCAAGAATGGATAGTCCATTAGAAAGAATAAGAGGACTTAAAAGAGAAATGTATAAACCTTTAGACTCTACATTTGGTTATTAATATGGAAGAAAATACATTTTTAAATGCTGATAATCTTTATGAAGAAGTAGAGGGTGAATCTGGAAAAACATTATCTTTAGCAGAAGAACAACAAAGAAACCTTATTGGTATTATTAAAGGTAGATATGCTCAAGCAGAAAATGCTAGAGATATAGTTGAAAAAAGATGGATAAGAGCATATGAAAACTACAGAGGTTTATATGCTAAGAATGTTAAGTTTAGAGAATCTGAAAAATCTAGAATATTTGTTAAGATAACTAAAACAAAAGTATTAGCAGCTTTTGGACAATTAGTAGATGTAATATTCGGAACAGGTAAGTTTCCTATTGGTATATCAGAAACTAAAATACCAGAAGGTGAAACAGATTTTGCACACTTAGATACTTCAAATCCTACACCTAATATAGAAACAACTCAAGGTGAAATACCAGATGATATTGGTAATAGAATAGATAATCCTTATGATGTTGGTTATGAAGGTGATGGTAAAGTATTAAAACCGGGTGCTACTTTTTACAACGGAGTATTTGAAGATAGTCTTGAAAACCAAGCTAAAGAAGCAGGTATATTAGCTGATGGTGTAAGTTATAATCCACAAGAATTAGAATTATCTCCAGCACAAAGAGCTGCAAGGAGAATGGAAAAACTTATTCATGACCAAATAGATGAATCAAAAGGCTCATCAGAAATAAGAAATGCTTTATTAGAATCTGCTTTATTAGGTACAGGAATTGTAAAAGGACCATTTAATTTTAATAAAAAATTACATAAATGGAATCTAAACGAAGAAGGAACTAGAGAGTATAACCCATTAGAAGTTAGAGTTCCTAGAATAGAGTTTGTAAGTTGTTGGGATTTTTATCCTGACCCTTCAGCAACTACTATGGAAGAATGTGAATATGTAATTCATAGACACAAAATGAATCGTAGTCAATTAAGACAATTACGAAACATGCCATACTTTGATGAAGATGCTATTCGTGAAGCTATTCAAATGGGTGCTAACTATGTTGAAAAAGATTATGAGTATGCTCTTAAAGATGATAATAGAACAGAAGAAGATTATCAAAGTAACTTTGAAGTTATTGAATACTGGGGTATGATGGATGCTGAGTATGCAAGAGAAGTTGGTATAGAACTATCAGATGAAATTGATGATTTAGATGAAGTGCAAATTAATGCATGGATGTGTGGAGATAAATTACTTAGAGCAGTTATAAATCCATTTACTCCATATAGATTACCATATCATGCTTTTCCATACGAAAGAAATCCATATAACTTTTTTGGTATTGGAGTAGCAGAAAATATGGATGACAGTCAGCAGATTATGAATGGTCATGCAAGAATGGCTATTGATAATTTAGCAATGTCAGGTTCACTTGTTTTTGATGTAGATGAGTCTGCTTTAGTTGGTGGACAAAGTATGGAAATATATCCGGGTAAAATATTTAGAAGACAAGCAGGAATGCCCGGACAAGCAATACATGGTTTAAAGTTTCCTAATACATCACAAGAAAACTTAATGATGTTTGATAAGTTTAGACAACTTGCAGATGAACAAACTGGAATACCTAGTTACTCACATGGACAAACAGGAGTACAAAGTATGACAAGAACTGCTTCAGGTATGTCAATGTTACTAGGAGCATCTAGTTTAAATATTAAAACTGTTATCAAAAATCTTGATGACTTTTTATTAAAGCCACTTGGAGAATCTTACTTTCAATGGAACATGCAGTTTCATGAAGGTAATTTAGATATTGAAGGTGATTTAGAAGTTAAAGCTACTGGTACAAATAGCTTAATGCAAAAAGAAGTTAGAAGTCAAAGACTTACTATGTTCTTACAAACTGCACAAAGCCCAGCTATTGCACCATTTGTTAAGATTTCTAAACTCGTAAGTGAACTTGCTTATAGCTTAGATTTAGACCCTGATGAAATACTCAATGACCCTGAAGAAGCAGCTATAATGGCACAAATAATAGGAATGCAAAATGCTGGACAAACAAATGGCGAGGAAGCTCAATCCCTTGGTCAATCACCCTCAATGGGAGGACTACAAGGAGTACCTGAACAACCTCAAGAACTTGGCGTTACAGGAACTGGTGGTGGCAACATCGGAACAGGAGATGTTCCGTTGCCAGGGGAAGATAGCTTTTCTGGTACGATTAGAGCAACTGGACCTGCAAGTTAGAGAAGCAATAACAAGAAAAGAGGAAATATAATATGTTAGATTTATTAGACACAATTATGAAAATAGTAGGAGTAGTACCATGGATAGTTTCAATATGTTCTATGATTGCAGCTATGACACCTACTCCATTAGATGATAATTTAGTAGGTAAAGCCTATAAAGTTATCGATTGGTTTGCACTTAATATAGGAAGAGCAAAGGAGAAATAATGGCAAAAAAATTTCCAGATTTAACAGGCGATGGTAAAGTAACTCAAGCTGATATATTAAAAGGCAGAGGAGTTTTTCAAGACGGTGGTTCTATGGATGACCAAATGCAAAGGGCTATGAATCAACCTATGATGCCTGATAAAGAAATGGAAGATAATTATACAAATTTTATAATGGAAGAAGCATTAACAGAAGATGAAGAAGATATGCTTATGTCCAAACTAGAACAAGATGAAGAGCTACAAATGTTATTTGATAAAGTAATAGATGTAGCACAAGAATTTGCTGGGTCTGGTCCTGTTGAAGGACCGGGTTCAGGAGTCTCTGACAGTATACCTGCAAGGTTATCTGATGGAGAGTTTGTTTTTACTGCAAAAGCTACAAAAGAAATCGGAGCATCTGAATTGATGCGTATGATGAAAGATGCTGAAGTTGCTGCAGATAAAAGACAAGAAATGCAAACGGGTGGTCCTGTAGAAGAAGAAACTATGACTACACAAACTAATGAACCTAATGTACAGGAAATTAGAGTTGTTAAAGAAACAGTTGATTCTGCTGGGAAAATGATAGAAGATGAAGATGAAATATCAAAAAGTATTAAATCTCAAATGATGTTAGACCCCAACCAAAGACATGTCCGTAGCTAAAAGCGATAAAGCTACCCTATTAGCATAGGCACTTTATCATATTTAAACCAGAAAGGCTACCTTTACAACAAGCCCTCTTGTCGACAAAGAGCTACCTTGTGAACGAAGCCCTGAGTAAGGAGTAAAGAAAATGACTAATGAAGTCCAGACAGAGGAAACGCCAAATCCTTATAATCAAAGAAAAACTTGGCATAATGAAGAAAAAGTAGATTTTGTATCTGCAAATGAAGGTTTATATTTTGAAGAACCTACTGAAAAAAATAAACTTTTTGACAGTAACGATATTACAAATATTGAAACTGAAGGAAGTGTTAATACTGAAGAGTTAGATACTAGTAAGGATAAACCTTATAAAAGACCTAACTACAAAAAAAGGTATGACGACCTTAAAAAACATTATGATAATAAACTTAATGAGTTTAAAATCAGAGAACAAGAGTTGATAGAGGAAGCTACTAAAAATAGAACAGAATATCAAGCTCCTAAAACTGAAGAAGAACTAGAAGAGTTTAAGAAAAATTATCCTGATGTTTTTGAAGTTGTAGAAACTGTTGCTCATATGCAATCGGAGTCTAAAGCAAAAGTTCTAGAAGAACGCCTTAGTAAACTCCAACAGCGAGAACAAGAGTTAATACGAAAAGATGCAGAAAAAAGACTGTATGATAAACATCCTGATTTTGAAGATATTAAAAACAGCGATGACTTTCATGCATGGGCAAAAGAGCAACCTGATTCTATTCAGAAATGGATATATTCAAATGCTGATGATGCCGATTTAGCTTCTCGTGCTTTAGATTTATTTAAAAAGGATTTAGGTATTGAACCTGTTAAAACTAAGTCATCTTCTAAGACTAAACAATCTGCTGCAGATATGGTTTCAACTAAAACAACAACAGTTGAACCAAAGCAACAGAAAGTATGGTCTGAAAGGGAGATTGCTGCCATGAGCATGGATGAGTTTGATAAGTATGAAGAAGAAATATCAAACGCTATGCAAGAAGGCAGAATCGTAAAGTAAACTATATAACATAAAGGAGAATGTATCATGGCTCAATTTTTTGAACCCTCAACCGATACTGATGCTAACTTTGCTAACTCCGTAAGTGGACAAACTAATAGTTTCTTTCTACCTAAGATTTACTCTAAAAAGGTTTTAAACTTCTTTAGAAAATCCTCAGTAGTAGAAGCCATCACCAACACAGATTATGCTGGTGAAATATCTGCTTTCGGAGACTCAGTAAGGATTATCAAAGAACCAGTTATCTCTGTCTCTGATTATACAAGAGGTAGTGATACTACTGCAACTAAACTAACTGACCAAGAAATCACATTAGTTGTCGATAGTGCTAAAGCTTTCAAATTCATCGTAGATGATATTGAAACAAATATGTCACATGTAAACTTTAAAGAAGTAGCTTCAAGTTCTGCAGCTTACGCTTTAAGAGATTCATATGATGCTGCTGTTATCGCAACTATGTTCTCAGGAGTTTCTAGTTCATCACCAGACCATGTGTTAGGTGCTGACAATGCTACCGACTTAGCTGCCGGTACATTTGATGGAACTGGTAACCTTGACATAGGTTTCGGCTCTAGTGAGCATGACCCAATTGATGTTTTAGCTAGAATGGCAAGACTATTAGACGAACAAGATGTACCTGAAGAAGGTAGATGGTTCGTTGCTGGTCCTGACTTCTACGAAGTATTAGGTCAAGCTTCTTCTAAATTGCTATCTGTAGACTTCAACGCAGGTCAAGGTTCAATTAGAAATGGTTTAGTATCTAGTGGAAAACTAAGAGGATTTGATATGTACAAATCTAACAACATTGCCTCAACATCTAATGCTGCTGGTAAATGTATGGGTGGTCATATTAGTTCTACTGCAACTGCTAACACAATTCTTTCAACAGAAGTCCTAAGAGACCCAAGTTCTTTTGGCGACATCGTGAGAGGTCTTCATGTCTATGGAGCAAAAGTTCTTAGACCTGAAGCATTAGTAAGTGCTTTCTACGGTATTGATTAAGAATAATCATTCGGGGGAGTCTTCGGACTCCTCCATTTTTAAAGGATAAATATGGATAAATACGAACAACAAGAAACTGGTAATCCTAGACCTAGTGGAAATATTAAATATTACAAATCTATAAAAGAAAAAGAAGAGATGTGTAAAGATATGGCTGGTTATAACGAAAGTCTAAGACCGGGTTACTATAACGAAAAAAACAAAGTGGAGAAATAAATGTACGGAACAAAAAGAGAAAAGAAAATGCCCGGTGGTATGATGAAAAGAAAAAAAGCTAATATGGGAACAGAAATGATGACCAAAAGAAAAAAAGCTGGTATGGGTAGAATGATGTATGCTGATGGTGGAATGCCACAAGCTAAACCTAATTAAAATTAATAAAGGAGAATAATTATGCCAAGTGGACCGGGTACATATGGTAGTAAAAGAGGTAGACCTGCTAAAAAGAAAATGGCTAAAAAAACAGCTAAGAAAAAAGTAATGGTAAAAGGTGCAGATTTATCAAGTTTAACTGCTAGACAACAAGACACAATGAAAAAACATTCTGTTCATCATACTGGTAAGCACATGAAAATGATGGCGAACATGATGAAAAGAGGTAAAACTTTTACACAAGCACATAAAGCAGCACAGAAAAAAGTAGGTAAGTAATGGCTACAACATATCTAGACTTGAGCAATGAAGTTCTTAGAGAACTTAATGAAGTGGTATTAACATCTGGGACATTTGCTTCAGCTACAGGTATACAAGCTTTTGTTAAAGATGCTATAAACAAATCATTATTTGATATAGCAAATGCAGAACCAGAGTTACCATTTTTTAGTGCTGGAGTTAGTGGAAGCACAGACCCTTTTTATGGAAATGTTACTGTTCCTACAGTAGCAGGACAAAGATGGTACACTTTAAAAGATGGTAGTTCTAGTATAACTTCAGATTATTCTGCAGTTGATTGGGATGATTTTTATATTACTACTATTAATGTAAGTGGAGAATCAGCACCTTTTGTATCTCAAGGATTAAGATTTTTAACTCTTGCTGATTGGAAACAATATCATAGAGATGCAGAAAATGCAGATGATGCTAAAGGTTCAGATGCAGCTCATGGAGAACCTTTTTATGTGTTTAAAAGTCCAGACCATAGAAAGTTTGGATTAAGTCCAATACCAGATAAAGTCTACAATGTTCATTTTTATGCCTTTGAAAAACCAACAGCTTTATCAGCTTTTAACGATACTATACCTATGCCAGAACAATATAGTAATGTAGTAACAGCTAGGACTAGATATTATGTGCATCAGTTTAAAGAAAATATTCAACAAGCTGCTATGGCACAAGATGATTATAAAAAAGCATTAAGGTCTATGAAGAGTAATTTAATTAATCCTCAACCAAAATATATGACAGATGATAGGAGATATTTCTAATGGCAGCATCAATGCCATTTTCAGTACCATTACAAGGTGGTCTAAATAAATCTACAAACTCATTAGCATTATTAAGAACCCCCGGAGTTGCAACAAAGTTAAGAAACTTTGAGGTATCTATTGAAGGTGGTTATAGAAGAATAAATGGTTATACTGTTTTTGGTGGTGGTAGTGCTGTTAGACCTAATACTGCAGAAGATATAGAAGGTTTATCAGTTTATGCAGATGGTGTTGTAGCTGTAGCAGGTAATGATATATTTTTTAGTCAAGATGGTACAAGTTATTTACAAATAAATAAAGCTAGTGTAGATGCTTCTGGTGACAATTTTAGTACCTTTTCAGGTCGTAGTGAGTTAAGTTTAACTTCTATAGACCAATGTGAGTTTGCATTGTTTGAAGGTACTTCAGATTATGGTGAATTAGTTATAACAGATAAGAGTGGTAACAATAAACCTTTCTTATTTAAAATGACAGGAACAGGAACTGAACTATCTTCTAGAACTTATTTTGTTAGTCAAATAACAATTAGTGGTTCAACAACTGCAAAGTTTTGTACTATACATGATAATCACTTAGTACTAGCAGGAGACCCTAGCACACCAAATACTATTTATTTTAGTGCTACAGGAGACATAGATAGTTTTAGTGGTTCAGGTTCAGGAAGTATAACATTAGAAGATAAGATAGTAGGGTTAAAAAGTTTCCGTAACGAACTATTTATATTTTGTCAAAACTCAATATTTAAGTTACAAAATATAAATAATTCTAGCACTATTGCAGTAGTACCGGTTACAAAGAATGTAGGTTGTGTTGATGGTCAAACTATTCAAGAGATTGCTGGTGACTTAATATTCTTAGCACCAGATGGATTTAGAACAGTTGCTGGTACTGCAAGAATTGGTGATGTTGAATTAGGAACTATAAGTCAAGCTATACAACCTATTATAAACGAAATATTAAATACTACAGGACTACAATTTAGTAGTGTAGTTATTAGAGATAAATCACAATACAGAATGTTTTATAGTGCTGATACTCAATCAACAGCAGGGTCAAAAGGAATTATAGGAACACTAAGACCTAATGGTTTTGAATGGTCAGAAACACTAGGCATACAAGCTCCAGCTATTACATCAGGATTTGATAGTAGTGGAGTAGAAAAATTTTATCATGGTGATAGAGATGGACATATTTACAATCATGATACTGGTAATGCTTTTAATCCAGCAGGAACATCTACAAATATAGAAGCAGAGTATCAATCACCAGATTTTGATTATGGAGATTTAGGCACATTAAAAACTTTAGATTATGCAAAAATTGCTTTTACTCCAGAAGGTGATGCACAACCAACACTTAGAATTAGATTTGATTATGACAGTTTAGATACCCCACAACCTGCTGACATAGTTTTAACAGAAATACCAGAACCAGCTTTATTTGGTGTTGCTTCTTTTAATTCACAAAAGTTTGGAGCATCTGAACAACCTTTAGTAAGACAAGGATTAACAGGTAGTGGACATAGTAACTTTTTTAAAATTTTTAGTGCAGATACAAATGCACCATACGCAATTAATGGACTATATATAAATTATAGACCTTCAGGAAGACAATAGGAGATATAAAAAATGGCAGGATATACTAGACAAAGTTCATTTAGTGATGGCGATACCATTACTGCTGCACTTTTTAACAATGAATATAATCAATTAGTAAATGCTTTTAATGTAAGTTCAGGACATACCCATGATGGAAGTACAACAGGTGATGGTGGTCCTATCTCAAACTTATTTAGCAATGCTTTAGTATTTGGTACAAATGCTGAAAGTGATATTGCTATTACATTTAATGCTGCATCTAACGATGGTGTATTAACATGGAAAGAAGATGAAGATTATTTTGAGTTTTCTGATGACTTATTAATTGCAACAACAGAAAAAATACAATTTAGAGATACAGCTATATACATCAATTCTAGTACTGATGGACAATTAGATTTAGTGGCTGATACAGAAATACAAATAGCAGCAACTACTGTAGATATAAATGGTAATGCTGATATATCTGGTAATTTAGGTATAGGTGGTAATCTAACAGTAACAGGTACTACAACATTTAATGGTGGTACATTAACTCTTGGTGATGCTGATACAGATAATATTGTTTTTGGTGGAGAAGTAGATTCTAATATTATACCTGATGATGATGATACACATGATTTAGGTAGTTCTTCAAAACAATGGAAAGATATTTATATTGATGGCGTAGCTTACCTAGATGCAATAGACTTTAATGGTACAGCAATTACAGCAACTGCTGCTGAACTAAATATATTAGATGGAGTAACATCCACAGCAGCCGAACTAAATTTATTAGATGGTGTAACATCTACAACAGCCGAACTAAATATACTTGATGGAGTTACTTCAACTGCTGCAGAATTAAATTTATTAGATGGTGTCACAGCTACCACAGCAGAACTAAACATCTTAGATGGCGTTACAGCTACAGCAGCAGAAATAAATGCTCTTGATGGTATTACATCAACAGTTGCAGAACTAAACATCTTAGATGGCGTTACAGCTAGTGCAACAGACATTAATCTTATAGATGGAATAACAAATGGAACAGTAATAGCAAGTAAAGCTATTATAACAGATTCAAACAAAGACATTACTGGTGGTAGAAATATAACTATTAGTGGTCAACTTGCTGCAGCTAATTTAGATATTAGTGGTGATGTAGATGTTGATGGTACATTAGAAGCTGATGCAATTACAGTAAATGGTACAACTCTAGCAGAAACCATTAGTGATACT